AACGACGGGTCGTGGGCGAAGCCTAAACACACAGTGTTTACCAGAACCATAGGTTCTGGCTCGAGAGGAGGCGAAGATTAAGCGAAGCTTAATCAGAGCATTAGAGCATCGACAATATAATTTTTGAATAATACTTTGTGTTTGTTTTTCTCATGATGTTATCCAAAATGCATTTTTTGATTTCTTTATTGTAACGACAAATATATGTTGGAAGAGTTGTCGTTCCGCACCCAGGAGATGTTTGTTGCGATCTAATTCTGTTGATTAAATAATAATATTTAACTCTGTAAGACACATTTTTGCAATGAAATATATTTTTGATTTTTTTACCTCCATATTTTATTGTCAATAATACTTGTCTATCTGTAACAGACATAGCATTATGATATCTGTCATTATCAACATCAATTATTATATTATCATAATATGCTGTAATATACGAAATGCTATTTTCATATCTACAATAAGATAATTTGACAATGTTTTGTAGTTCTGTAAATAAATTTATGCATTTACTTAATTTTAAATTATTTTGTTGTTTTATAATAGTTTTGATTGAGTCAATGTATTTTCCACGCCGAAAATGATTATCATTATCGGAAAGCAGACGAAACGCATTATTGATTGGTTCCATTCCATATTTTTTTATAAATAAACCATCATGTACGTATTCTTCATAACTACGGTCAGCCCTTGGAATATTATTTTCCGGCAAATATCTGTTATATCTACCGTTACAGTGATTTCTGATAAATTCTTCCCCACATTCTTGATTATCTAAAATATCTTGCACTTGATATCTGTGATAATCACGTGATCTGTTTGATGTCAGTATTTTAAGTTCACTTAACGACAACGTTGAATTGATAATTAATTCATCATCGGCAGTTCTGCGTATCATAGATTTATATTTTTTAAACGAAATTGGTTGAAATCTGACAATTTGTCTTGTTGTACGGACGTTGTAAGATAATGACAAATATTTTATATTTTCATCAGTTAATATGACATTTTCAATAAGTTTGTTTGCCCATGATCTACTGCGTTTGCCAATTATTTTCTGTAAATAACTTGGCATAATTTGGTTTTGCATGATTTTAATCAGCAATCTTGAATAATTACTACGACAGAATATATTATCTGTAAGTCTGTTAACCAATCGAATTAAATAATCGCGTTCAACATCATCTAAATTTATTTTATTTCGCGGATTAGCTAATACATTGACAGCATGTTCTTTCATAAATCCTAGTTTTACAATAAACATTTCAGTGGAAATTCCATTCAATTTAGAAAATTTTTTCCAATCAATTTCAGTCGGTAAAATACATCCTGATGAATTTTTACACAATAACAATTGTTCATTTGAAATCAGTTTTCTTTCGATCAAATCACAAACGGTATCTTTTGACAAATGTTGAAATATGTTGCCGTGTCTCAAATCATTATGTTCGTATTCGACTTTCACATCATCAACCACCTTTTTAGTAACAGTTGCATGATACCTTCCACTATAATACAATGACAAATCAGGACAAATTACCGACGGCTGTCCATATATTTTGTAGTTTATTTGTTTAATTACTATGCCAGGATGGTCTTTCCCATTAACATAATGTTGAATAAAATCACTTCTGAATTCTGGCAATAATGTAGAATGTAGCGCTTTTAGCTCATTACAAATATTGCGTATATTAATCCCGTGACGCTCTCGTAACCGATCAACGTTTAATTTACCGCTCATAAAATATGTGTCTATTACATCATATGGAAATAAGAATTTTTTGACATTCGGTTCATTAAACAATTCATCAATCTTTTTATATTCATTTTCCATAAATGCATGTAATTTTAATTCAATACATTTCTCAACATCATTATCCATTACATTAATATTGTTTTCTTTCACGAACTTGTCAAATGACAGTTGATTTGGAAATCCAAACTGCAATATTATTTTTTCTGTAAATAATTCTGATGGTTTAAATTTGTAATCTTCTGAATAATCCATTTTTGTTTGTTGATATATATAAAAATAATTATGTCTTCAAATTTTATATTTTGAAAATTTTTTATATTTTGAAAAGTTATTCATATAATTTGAATATATCAGTCACTATATAACACTATGGTATCTTTCTGTAATAAATGCGATAATTTTCTCTCTCAAAAATTCGAAACTGGAACACTGTTATTAAAATGTGATAACTGTGGAACTGTAAAACAACCTACACCATCAGATATGATAATTTTAGATAACACAATGTCAAACAATAAAGACCTCGGATTTGAATATTTTACTGTAAATGCTGCGTACAAAAAAACAAATAGAAAAGTGAAAAAAACATGTCCCAAATGCAAAACTAAAGTCCTAACATTTATTTTTAATGAATCAAATCAAAAATCAATATATTTATGCACGTGCTCATAACTTTGACATTATAGCGCAGAATGTTCAGTATTTCTGAATAACCTCGAAAATAAAAACAAAAGGAAATAATATTTTTTTATTTAAACATCAACATACAAATATAAATAACATGGAGTATACTTTAAATTTGTGCGATAATAAAACTATATCAATAGAAGATATTGACACTGATAAGTTGGATAAGTTTACATTTTCAATACATTGTAAAAATATAACAATCGATTTGATCAGATCATTGAATTTAGATCCACAATTTTTAGTATTCAACAGAAATATTAACAAAGTTTTAAAAAATAAAATCAATTGTGCATATAACAGTGTTCGTGCCGGTAGAAATTATAAATTATAAAACTTGATTTTACCCATCACTTTAAACCATCTGTCAAATAATGATAAAATTAAACAAACAAACTAAAGTCGATTGTGATAATGACGTATTCAGAGCATTTCTTATATGGAAATATAACAACGATAATCAAACAATGCCATTACATCGATATATATTTTTACACAATTATCCTGACAATGATACAATTGAACAAAAAACATTTAAAATTGATAAACATGTATATGTTCCGATCAAATTAAACTGTGAATTATCGCATGAATCACTAAAGACTGTATTTTCATTAATTGCAGATAAAACACAAATAAATATTGGAAGAGTATGTATTTACAGAGATATTGACGGAATTTGTGATCTAAAAATAATAGAACTAAACAAACAGTTAAACATAACAATATCATTGTATGTTGTTGTCGATAATAATAATATATCAAAAAAATTATACATCCGACTTGGGCGATCAGTAAACATTTCTAAAATAAACGAATATAACAGTATTATAACACTCAAACACAGTAAATGTGACATTAAATTACTCATGGGATTAGTTACAGCAACATACATATTACGAGGTAAAGTATCCAATAATGTAAAAAAATATATCATCGAAAAATTAAACAAATTGCACAAGGAAAATAATAATATTTTTAACATCAGAAGTTTAAGTGAATTAATTGTAATGAAAAATATAAATATGAAAAATTGTAGTTTTACAATCAAAATTTACAAACCACATTATAAATTTGATCATGATACTCGAAGTCACGTTAGAACCAACAAAATAACTGAACATGTATATCAGACACGTAAAACAAATCATCTGATAGAATTAGAATTTAAAAAGCGTAAAAATTCTACTGATTATAATCGCGCAGATTATCTGTTAGAAAAAACTGTCAACATAAAAATAGGAAAAGATTACATTTGCAGAATAAGAGTGAGTTGAATTTAAATCCATTTTTTTGATGATGTATGAAAATTGAATTTAATCAAGACAGTAATTAAACAAAGCAAATACCAAAATACAAAATGAGAGGATTCAAAAGATTTTTAAAAAAAGTAGTTAAAAAAGTAGTTAAAAAAACTGTAAAAACAATAGTATCAGTAGCAAAAGTTCCATGCAAAATAGTTAAGACAACAGGAAGAATAACAAAATTAAATAGATTATTTCACGGAAAAAAGAAAAACGAACAAAAAAGAAATGAAAATAACAAAGAATTATTTAGTGAGGATGATAGAAAATTAATAGAAAATAGAATAACAACAATAATGGAAGTAGTTATAGTTGAACCAGCAGTTGATCAGCCAACAAATTCTGCTAATATGATGTACAATATGCCATATGAAGAACCAACAGGAAAAACAAGTGCAACATTATCAGATTTATGTAGAAAAATAATAGTTAGCAAAAATGAAATTAGAAACATTCAACCAATGGAGATTAGAAACATTCAACCAATGGAGATTAGAAACATTCAACCAATGGAGATTAGAAACATTCAACCAATGGAGATTAGAAACATTCAATCAATGGAAGTGATCAAGAAGAGATTCAATAGAACGACTAAATCGAGCCGAATCAAAATTTCAAACAATGAGAAACAGAAGTATTTGAAACGCAACAGAAAAAATGCGACACCAAAATTAAAATCGAATAGAAAAAAAGATAAAATAAATATGACTCAGACAAGAGACAGAACTAACACCCAACCTACTTACAGAAGAATAAGTAGACATGTCATTCCAATAATGAAGTTATTGGCTAAATCTGAAAGATTTAGAATCAAACGTGATTAATGAACACAGCGCTTTAATAATTTAGCGTACATAGAAATATAAATTATTACCACAGTGCTTTTAGGAAACCCTTATTAATCCTAAAAGCGCTCAAACAAACAAAAAAATAAAAAAGTTACCGTATCTATTAAATTAGTTGCGGGAACTTTTTTGATTCAGCAACATCACAGTTTTTTGTTTTAAAAATTAACACCATAACAATTAAAATATACAATGACAGTTATCAGAAATATTAATTCGGAATTGTTTTCTGTAATTTCAGTTGCAAATCATATGTCGCTTGGAAAAGTGATTGCTCAAAAAATCATTCAATGGGCAAAACAAAACCCAAAGGGTGTAATGTCATTGCCAACTGGATCTACTCCAAAAACAACAGTATTACATTTAAAAAAACTAAAAAAGAAAATGGGAAAATATTTCCCGTCATTCCAACATATTAAATTTGTGCAAATGGATGAAGTTATACCGTTAGGTACAACTGACCCAAGGGCATTTCGAAATATTATATTGCGAGATTATATACATACTTTGGGAATAACTCCTCAAAATACTTTAATTATTCAAAATAACACTGACCCGGCACAATATAAGAAAGTTATAAAATCTTGGGGAGGAATAGGATTTTATCTAGGAGGAATAGGCAAAGATGGGCATTTCGCCTATAATTTTCCAGAACATACTGATTCCAATGATTCTGTAAGAATAATAAATAAACTGTCATTTAGAGCATGTTCTCAATTAGCTGGCTCATTCGGAGGAATGTCAAATGTCAAATATATGAAGGTTTTCACAATTGGCCCAGAAGAATTAAAACAAACTCCTGAAATAATTATTTTCGCATCGGGCAAATCAAAATCAAAGATAATAAATGAAACATTAAAAAGCAAACCAAATAACCCTAAATATCCGATATCATATTTAACAGATGTTGTGTTTTATGCTGATAAAGATGCATTATCATTAACAGAATATGATCGTTACATTAACAGAAACACTGACATAAACAGATATATTGCCGATGAAATGCTATTAGGAAAACAATACGGTGATCAAGAAGACAATTATTCAGCTGGAATCAGCAAACACATTGACAAATCCATAGCAAAAGGAAATAAACTTTATGAAGAACTTAAAGGAAAAACAGTTCTGCATATTTCACCACATCACGATGACATTGCGCTGGGATTATTTCCATTAGTACAAAAAACTGAAGCAAAACATCACATCATATATGCCACTCCTGGATATCGATCAGTGTATCAAGATTGCACAAGAACAAAGAAAATACAATTAAGAGAACAAGAAGCTGAAACATTTTGGGAAGGCAGTAATTGTGAAATACATCATCTCCGCGGACTATTTTATGACGATATGAGTTACATTGGAGAAGACATCAAGAAATTGCGCAAGTTAATCAAAAAGATAAATCCAGATATAATAACAGTGTTACTAGATCCAGTGAGCGTATCCACAACACATTTTAATACTCTAAAATTACTCACTTCAACATTATTCATGGATAATAAACGTGACAATATAAAATATCTGGCTTACAAAAACGTTTGGTCAGAATTTCACCCGTTCGATTGCGATTATATTTTCTGTTATTCCAAAGAAATAACTGAAGGGTTTGTAAATCGTTTCAAAGAATCATTTAAATCTCAAGCAAACGCAGAATTCCCAAAATATGGATATGACAAAACATTTGCAACAATAGCTCTTGAAATACAAACGAATAATTCAGAAAAATTGAAAAAATTAACAAATGGAAAAACTGGCGATGGCGCATTATTCCTCAAAACAATGTCATTTATGGAATTATTTAATTACGGAATTCATTAACTATCGGTTGTGATGTGATTCATAAACTTCACGAAAATTGATTTTTTTTATAAGTTTAACAATGACTGATAAAAAAGAAGAAAAATTGCCATTTAATTTGAAAGATGATGAATGTAGAAATATATATCATATCATTCAATTAAAAAAAACAACTGAAGATCAGCTCGAAAAAGACGGAGATAATATAGGTTGGGATGATATATCAGAACACTATAAATTATCAGAAAACTTTATGATGAAAAACTTTAACAGGTTAAATTTTGATTTGATCATAAGATATCACGTTTTATCAGAATCATTTATGGGAGAATACATCATCCACCTCAACTGTAGATTAATATCACAATATCAAAAATTATCTGATACATTTATGACAAAGTATTTAAAAAAACTTAACTTTGTTGTAATCTCCAGATACCATGGTTTGTCAGAAGAATTTATTACAAAACATTCCAAAGAACTTGGTTGGGATATGATTTCATGGTATTATGGATTATCTGATACATTTATGACAAATTATTTAAAAAAACTTAACTTTGTTGTAATCTCCAGACATAATGATTTGTCCGAAGAATTTATTGAAAAAAATTCCAAAGAACTTGGATGGCACAGTATTTCCAGATATTATGGATTATCTGATGCATTTATCAAAAAACACTCAAATAAATGGTCACATGATTCAGATGATGATGAACCATGGAACTTTAATTAATTATTTCTTTCTTTTTTATTTAATTCCTTGCTTGCCGTTCGTGTATACATATAAAAGATGGTTCAATGCATTTTTTCGCTTTGAAAGATTTGTTTTCCATCCCAAACAATCATCATCTATATTTTTCAATAATCGTTTTGTCATCATGAGACCAATGTCAACAATATCTTTTGGTAATTCTTTCAATGTGATATTTATTCCAGACGAGAATATACCAGCTCCCAACGGGTCAGATATTCGTACTTTTTGTTTGAATTTTATTAATCTCACAATTAATCCATTGATATGATAATTTTTTATACAAGCATCGCGGTTAGTTTTTGTTTTTTGTTTTTTCATGACAGCAATATGTTTCCTCACTACACTGTATAATTTATTCATATTGTTACACAAATAAACTTCTCGTAAACCAACATATTCATCATATTTTTCATTTTCTATTAATTCATCTGGATTTTTTTTAATAATATTACATTGAATTAAACATCTTGTGAATTTCACTGAAGCCTCCTCTTTTATATCTACCCAATCATCTGATATAGTATCATTTTCGTCATCATAATATCCCCATGTCCCCATTATTTTATATATACAACTGATATGTTTAAAACAACTGTCGCAAAATAACTGTAGTAAAACAACCAAATCATAATTTAAAAGTTGATTTTAAATCCTGTTTTACAAATGATTTTACCAAAAGATTTATTCGCAATAGTCGTTGAATATTGGGATCCGTATTTTATTATTAAATATTGGGCCCCAATGTGTGTTGAGCCATATTTATATCATCGCCATCTTTCACTGATAGATATTTGCATCGATTATTTTATAGGATTACAAACAATAAATGGATTTGGAAAATATAACACACCGTTGATGGCATCTATATTTAAAGAAAACTACACTTATTTCAAAAAAATATTGAAATCTGGGCCCAATATTAACGACATCAAAAAGTATAGTTATAATGACCGCACTGTATTGTCGTGGGCAGTAAACTTGGACAAAAAATATGTGAAAGATTTACTAGAATATGGAGCAAATCCAAATCATCCAATAAACATGGATCATCGTTCTGATAAGTACATAGTTACAACTCCATTGAACGACGCAATATATCTTTGTTTACCGGACATTGTCAAATTATTATTAGAATATGGAGCAAATCCAAATAATATAGACGTGAATAATTTGACAACGAGCCCAGGATCAAAATTCATTAAATCATATAATAAAAAAAGTTTGTTAATTGTAAAATTATTGGTTAAATATGGATTAAACTTATCCATACAAAATCTTTGATTTTGTGAGAGCAGTAAGACAATTTAATCGCAATAACAAGGAAGTTCCGGAACCAAATATGGAATTAAAATTGTTAAAATATCCTTATGTAAATATTTTAATGTATACTGACAAACATCATTTTGTGTATCATTCACAAATTTAATATCATAGTGAAATATATGTGGATTATATGATAAACCTATCATATCTAATTCAGTTATATGTTTTTTTATGAATTCATATGACATCGTCTGATATCTAGAAACTTGTTTCCAAACATCTTCGTTTGCATATTTTTCAATTAATCTCTCTGGTACCTTCTGATGAATTGATGCACTATCCCAATTAATTTTATCTTGATATTTTATAATGAACCATAATGGCAAATGTTGTCCCGTACATATATCACCCCACATTACTTTGTCTTTATATTTGGCAATAAACTCCAACGATAATTCCTGACACTGTGATATACAGTACCAATCAACTTTGTCTTGATATTTTTCTATGAATTTTTCAGACAAATTTTGATTCTGTGACAGTAAATACCAATCAATTTTGTCAATATATCGTTCAATAAAATTTTCTGAATATAAGTTAGATGAAAATATGACATTCCAGTCAAGATATTCTTTATATTTGTCGGCAAATTGAACGTCTAATTTTCTACGAGATTTGCATCTCCAATCATCCTCCGACGGGTTTTCTGTATTAAACATTATCAAGCACGGATATTTGTTTTTGTGTTTGTTTATGAATTTATCAGAAAAGTTTCTCTTGTGCAATAAATCTTTCAAATCAATCACGTCAAGATTATTTTCTATGAATTCTTCTGTTATATGATTTCCTAATGTTATGTATTCCCAATCAAGTTTTTTCTTATGTTTTTTTAGAAAATTTTCACTTAATTCTCGACCATACCAACCAAGATCTTTAAAACATATACGATTTTCATATTTTTCAATAAAATCTTCTGATAAATAATTATGACACATTGCTAAATATGACCAGTTTAAATGATCTTTGTGTTTTTCAATAAAATCTTCTGACATTCTGTGACTGATCGATAAATCATCCCAACAATTTGTTTCATTTCCTATTTTTTCTAACAAAGTAGATGGCAAATATCTAATATCCGTGCGCCATGGATTTGATATTGATATTGATTCAATTTTTAAGAACGTATTGAGGTCAATTTGCATTTTATCTGAACTTATATACGAAATCCGACATGTATTTAGAAAAGTTTAAACAGGAAACCCAATATAATCTTTGACCAAAGAAACTAATGGAGGAATAAATATCTCACATATTGCATTATGAGCATCAATACTATCACCATCATCGATATCATAAAATGATATTTTGTGATTTATCCATCTGTTGTGATATGCGCTGTTCCAAATAATAAACCCTCGCAATTCCTGTAATATTTTTTTATCAAGTTTTTGACACAAGGAAACCATATTCCAATCTAATTTATGTTTATAGTTTCTAATAAACTTACAGGAAAGAGATTGTTTATATGATACTGCCAACCAATCCAATTTTTTAATATTAGAAATTAAAGTTTTTTCATTCATAGTCTGATATTTACAAGCAACATGCCATATTAATCTATTAGAGAATTCGTTTATTTGATCATCAGTCAAATAATAATGTTTAGATAAATATTTCCAATCCAAATGAGGTTTACATTTCCTGATAACCTTTATTTCCAAAGGGTTTTGATATGCAGTTATTGATTTCCAATTTAATTTACTTTGATATTTTATTAATTGATCAGATGTAAGATTATTGTTCTTAGATGCAATCTTCCAATATATCTTATATATATTTTTGCGAATGGTATAATCGTCTAATTTTTGACGTGATAAATGTTTCCAATCCAAATATCCTTTATATTTATCAATTTCCCATCTGTTAAACACACGTGCCCTAGTTAAACTATACCAGTTTATGACATTAAGTAATACATCTATATGATCGGATTCAAAGTTATGATATTTTAAATAACCTGAGAGATGTGATTTTGTCAAATATTTTTTAAAGTTGATCAATTGATTTGGTAACAGAGAAGAAATATCGACATATTTCCAATTTATGTGATTTTTAATTTTGTTTAAACATAAATATCCATATGATCTACCATATTTGATATTCGACCACCTCACATACGTTTTAAATTTGATGAGTATTGCCTCATCACATGTTTTGTAATCAAACAGATTCCAATGAATATAATCTTTCATTTCTTCTATTCGACACACGCACCAATCATAATCTATTGCTTTCACTGTGTCCCAATGGATATGATCTTTAAATCTCTTAATATTGTTAAAAGACCATTTGTCAAACCCATTTACTAATGAAAAATCAACATAATCTTTCATTTCTTCCAATTGAATTACATCCCATTTATTTACTTGTTTTACAAAATTCCAATGAATATGATCTTTAAGCCTCTTAATATCATTAAAAGACCATCTGTTAAACTTATTCACTAATGAAAAGTCAATATAATCTTTCAATTCTTCTATTTGTAACACATTCCATTCATTCACTTGTTTTACAAAATTCCAATGAATATGATCTTTAAAATTATTAAAGTCTTTTGATGACCATCCATCAAACCAATTCACTAATGAAAAATCAATATAATCTTTCAATTCTTCTATTTGTAGAACATTCCATTCATTTACTTGTTTTACAAAATTCCAATGAATATGATCTTTAAAATTATTAAAGTCTTTTGATGACCATCCATCAAACCTATTCACTAACGAAAAATCAATATAATCTTTCATTTCTTCAAACATACCAATGTCCCAATTATTTACTTGCGTTGCCAAATTCCAATTAATATGATCTTTCGTTTTTTTTATTTGATCTATGTTCCAACCATCAATGTTAAATACAATGGACCAATCTATATAATTCTTAAATTCATAAATTTGTTTAAATTTCCAATGTTTAATTGTTAGGTGAAATAATTTCCATTTAATATGATCTTTGTATTTTCGACACTGTTTGTAATATAATTTCACATATTTAGATATATGTTCCCAGTTCCAATCATTTATAAATTTATCTTTGAACTTGTTACTAAATTTATTGAATTTTTCTGATAGATCTGTCCAAAAATCAACGATAAAATTTGGCTTTACTCTGTGTAAATTGTCGCAAATAAATTTTTCGTCAGATGATTGAAGCAACATAACGTCCCAATAAATATAGTCTTTAAATTCAAACAATATTTCTTTGGAAACATTGTGATATTTTGAAATCAAATACCAATCAAGCACGTCGCATAATTTTCTAATCACTTCAACAGATAAATTTTGGTGATAACAAATATATTTCATATTCATTTTTTTATAATTTTGTAAAATAAATTCTGACGGCAATTTAATTCTACGCGCAAGATAGTCAAAATCATAGTTTGATTCTGCATTTTCCAATGTTATATTTTTACATTTAGTTTTACACATTAATAAATCTTTATCATCAAAATCAGCATATTTTATTAACATTTTTCGATTTGATACATTTAAAATTTCTCTGTTGCTAAATATTCTACCTGTGAAAATATCATTTATGACAGTCCCATCTAATCCCATAGAATAAATCATTGTGTTAATATAAAATATCAATATGTGTTTAAAAAAATTATACACTAAATATTTTCATTATCTTTAACCCACATTGGTTTGTACTTGTTTAGAAAATTGAATATGCACACGACATTACAAACAAAATGAGTGGAATATATTTCATAAAACACACTAGATACGAAAATATCTACAAACTTGGATTTTCAACATGTTTGAAATCAAGGTTATCAACATATAACACAATGGTGCTCAAAGAAGATAATTTCAAATATGAAATAATTTTAACTTCTGATGATTACCAGACAATCGGTGAACTAAGATATCTTGAAAAACGATGTCATACTATTTGGAAGAAATATAGACAAGGAAACAAAGAACTCTTCAAAGTTAACTTCGAGTCTGATTTCAAGGATATATTAACAGAATTACGCAACGATAATATCAAAATCATGGTAAACGACAGGATTCCTAATTTCAGAGTTAAAGATCAATTAAAATTAAATTATGATTACCAATTACCCAAAATCAAAGTTATTAATGATTATTTCTGTAATAACAAAGAAGGAATGTTAGTTTATCCTCCAGGATGGGGAAAGACATATATCGCAGGAAGTATATTTAAAAATTACAGAAATATTGTTGTATTTGTTCCTCAAATTTTAATAGCCAATGAATTTTACAAAATGTGCGTGCGATTAAAGTTAGATTTTGATGTTGAAATAGTTAATTCAGATTACACATCCGGAGAAGATATGAATAAATTGTGCGATGGACAAATTAAGATTATCACATATCAAAGTTACAAACTATGCAAAGATAAGTTAATTGATGCAGATCTAATTGTTTATGACGAAGCTCATCATACATCATTTGAAGCATTTGAATTGAAAAGTAATAAAAAATTATATTTAACAGCAACACCCAAAATAGTAGACGAAGTAAATATAGATGTTCCTGTTATTGACCGCGAAACTATCAGAGATAGTATAGACAAGGGACGACTTTGTGATTACAAAGTTTTAGTTTACAATGAATGTTCGCTGTTGGATATGGTTAAAGAATTGATCAGTAAACATCATAGAAAGAAAATAGTATTATTCTTCAACAAAGTCGAAAGTTCTAAAAAGTTTGCTTCAGATAACGGATTTTTACATTTAGATGGATCATGTAACAGAAAACAAAAGGAGTTTGTTTTAAACAAATTTATGAGTTCAGAATTTTCTGTTATTTGTAATGTAAATATTATTTCTGAAGGAGTTTCTATCCCATGCATTGATTGTTTAGTCTTCGCTGAACCTAGACAAAGTTCCATCGGAGTAATTCAGAATATCGGTAGAGCATTGAGAAAACATCCAAGTAAAGACATTGCTTTAATATGTTTGCCACCTAATATGGCCGACGCAGTGAGTATAATTAATATATTATATCATGAAGACCCTAAGTTTAGAAAAGGAAATGGCATGTTTATTGGCAATAACAAATGTGTAAAAGTTATTGAAAATGCGGTTCGACTGATAGAGATTAGCAAAACGGGCGGATTATGGGAATACAAGTATAAATTATGTCAGGAATACGAGAAGAAACACGGTTTGATAAAGAAAAGGGTAGTTTACATGGGAGAAAAAATCGGATCATGGTTATTCAAAAATATAAGAGATCGAAACAACATATTGACGAACGAAAAAATTGCTATGATTAATGACCTTGAAACAACTAAAGATCGCAAATCAGATAAATGGATGTTGGCATATAATTTATGTGTGGAATATGAAAATGAACATGGGTTGATAAAAGGAAAAAAAATCATATCTAGAGATATTGATATCAGAAAATGGATTTCACATCAAATGAACAACGAGAAAAACAATTTATTAACTGAAAATAAAAAAATATTAATTAATAAACTAAACACCGTAAAGGAGCTCAAAATAGATAGATGGAAATTAATATATGATTTATGCATTGAATATGAATCATTGCATGGAATTATTGTTGGTAAGACACGTAACCACAAAGGTTACAATATTTCCGCATGGATCACTACCCAGATTAGGAATTTACGCGAATATAAATTAAATAAAGACAAAACAACAATGATTGATAATTTAGAAACCGTAAAACATCGTAAATCTGATAAATGGTTGATAATATATAATTTATGTATTGAATATGAATCATTGCATGGCACAATACAAGGTAAAATACAATACAAAAAACAACACCTATCAAGATGGATTTACAAACAAAATAAATTTGCGAATGAAGGTAAATTAACAAAAGATAAAATAAATTTGTTGAATGAACTTAAAACAGTCAAAAACAAAAAAACCGATAAATGGCAATTAAAATATGATTTGTGTGCTAAATATGAAGAAAAAAACGGACCAATGACAAAAACTGGAGTAATATATGAGGGTATTAACCTAACATATTGGTTAGGAACACAAATAAAAAATATGAACGTATCAGAATTATCTGAACAACGTACATTGATGGTCAATAACCTGAAAACAGTAAAATACCGTAAAATTGATAAATGGAAGCAAATGTACGACTTATGCGTCGAATATGAAAATATTAACGGGATAATAAAAAAAGGAATAAAATATAAAACGGTACCAATTGGAGCATGGATAGCGAGACAAGTTACAGCATTTAATCGACAAGATTTATCGGAACCCAAAATTAAGATGATGAGAAACACTGACACTTGGAAACATAGAAAAGTTGATTCAAAGAAAAAAATAATGAAAAATAAACAAATCAACAAACAATTCTCAAAAAACATAAAATTGTGTCTAGCATATGAATCCGAAAGCGGTACCATATCAAAAAAAACCAAATATAATAACATGAATATTGGTAAATGGTTGGGATCAGAAATAACATGTTTAAATAAAGGCCAATTATCAAAAGAACGTTCTGAACTGGTGAGATCATTGGCAACATGGAAACACCGAAATATTGATAAATGGAAGATTAGATATGATCTGTGCGTAGATTATGAATTAAAAACAGATAATATAATAAAATACAACACAATATATTCTGGTGATAAAATTGGTTTATTTATAAGTGATCAAATAAAAAAGATAAACAAGAACAAACTTTCTGATAATAGGTTGATTAAACTAATGACATTAAAAACCATGGTCAAAAGAATGACTAAATAATATCCTTTATTTTTTCTTTCTTTATGTTATTATTAACGACCGGTTAGTTCTATACATATAAATTTATAAATTATGTCGTCAAATACATCTATGATTGGTAGGTACGGTGAAATGCCTAGTTCCGAACTGTATCGCAAGTTTGAAAAAACTAACATATACGAAGATGTGGACCAGATAAACAACTACCACAGGAGCCTGCTTCGCGATCGTGGACCAGATAGTGTTGTGTTATCATCAGATTTACCTAGGGGAGGTTACGGGCGCGGTGGTTATTTAAGCAGATATAAAATTAATATGAGAACCTATGGTCGTCCTTCTCCTTTAGAGGCAGAGCATAGTGAGATATTTTTAGAATTAACCGAAAGAGACCCAAGGGGGACGAGCACTGAACCAGACATGCAAAAAATGAACGCACAATCATATGCAAGAGGAAGGTATAGATTCTTTTACTCTGATGCCGATTACAGTGTACCTGAGAGCGGGAGAAATGAATCACAAGTTAACCGAGACAAAAAATCTATGTTTCACACTGTCAAAGAAAAAATGAAAATATTTAGCACTTCAAAAAATAATTTTCAACATTCTGGGGGAATTCTTCCAAAAAAGTTCGGTACAAATCGACTTGGAGCTAAAATATCCAGTAGTATAATACCTAATCTAGCGGCTCTACCTTCATATGAAAGACGAGGTAAAGTAACTACTGTTAGTAACAGACATCCAATTGGTTACAGAAATACTTCTGATCATTCGTTTAAAGTTGCTAACGGAAATATGAATAAACCAGCAATGATGGCTCATAATCCAAACACAGCATATAGATTTACTGACGGGAAACCAAAAATAACTGTCATGGAAGATATGATAGTAACTAATGGGCTTGCTCCAAGGATGAGAGATATAAGCGAAGATAGAAAAACTGCATTTGATTTGAACTTTTTAGATTCTGACGTTTATCGAACGTCGTCAGTACAAAGATTACCAACAACTAAACAAAAAACATGGTTTGAAGGTAGTGTTCGTAAAACATTGCCCAATGGAAAAATAAATAGTTTCTTAGAATATTCTGAAGTGATACCCAACACTAGAAGATTTTGGGGAGGATACGTTGGAGGTGTCGATCCTCGTGTAGAAATGAATTATAATAAAGGAAATTCAACTACAATGCAAATGCACAATCAATATAAGGTTCCAACTGTAAATAGAGGTATGATGAATCAAGCTCAAACCGACGTTGAACAAAATGTATATTCGGGTAACACATTAAACAATACATATGCATATGCTCACACACCGTCATATTCTAAATATGCAAGACAAAATGGAAGCGAAGGAGTGATTGGAGCAGTTAATAAAATATCTCATGCTGCTCGTAACAGTCTTAATATATTAATAACTGGAGTCAATAAAGGAACCAGTATTTTTGGAATACACATACCCAAATTAAATGTAAATAACACAATAATGAGAAACCACATATCTAAACAACCCACTCGCTATGATACCGAAAATTACAAGAGCAGTTCTTCAAACGCTGCATCTTCACACATTACTGGGAAAGGTCATGTCAGAAATGTGAATCAAGGACAAAGATTTAATTTGATAAATTCGACACTGTTTGGCAATGGAAAACACAATACCAGTAGAGGTAACAGATCAGTTTATACTCTAAACAGTCGTAAAAAAATAGACAGAGAATCAAAACAATTATCTGTAGCAAAAGAAAATACAACACGTAATTTTAGTGCTGCTGGATTCGGATTAAAAAATTTAGCCCTTGGCCTTTAGTCTTGTGACTCTTCTCTGAGTTAACCTTCGGTCTGAACTCATAGAGTTCAGCTATACCCTCCGGGTATAGAACGTCAGACGTCACGCCAATTGATGATTCACTGCGTGAATCTATTAAATTAAAAAAAAATATACATCTTTAGTTTTCTGTTATTTTGAATGAGTTTTTTTGATATGATGGATTCACGCAGTGAATCATCACGGAAATACGATTACATGTAATCGATTTCTCGAGCGCGGCGGTTGGCTTCTCAAATACGTAGTATTTGACTGACTCTTTGAGTCAGGCCCGTAGGGTAAACCAACAGGAAGCAGCAAGACACATTATTCTTCTTTTTCTTCTAATTTTTTAGGGATGGCTCCACTTAGTATTTCTTCAACTTTTGCGACATCTTCGTCTTTTATTAAAGATGCTATTTTGGCACATATCAAATATAATAATGTCCGTATAATTAAGAAATTAGCTCCGTCCGCAAATGCATACATAAATTTAATGCCGTGTTTATCATGAATATTATCAATGAACTCAGCATCCCATTTATCTTCACATACATCAATCATTTTTTTAGATTTTAGTGGTTTGGTGGGAACGCCAACATCGTTGCCTTTGTGATATTCAATATATTGAACTATGTATTTCAATGAACCTTCTTTTAATCTAGATAAATTAATTTTATTGCATTCACCAGTGACCAGATCATTAATAAATTTTGATAACACAAGATGTGTTTTTTTGACAACAAAACTTTGACCGTAGTTATCTGTCAGTGTAACTGTACTGTTTTCTGAGCTAACTTTTTCGTCGTCTAATCCTAATACTATTTTTGACTTTTCTTCTTTTGTTTGTGATTTTGTTGATGACATTTTGCGATTAATAATGATTAACTGTTAAGTATTTAAAATGGAAATATATGATATTTAGTTTTAAAGATTGATTTTATTCAGTGTATATATAACAAAAGTAATTTCAAATTTTAAAACTGAGAACATAAACAAAACCAAAAAATGTCCTTATTTAGTACTAAAAAATGCTTAAACATTATTACAAATTATGGTAAAGAAAATGGACTTGCGAGTCTATGTATAACATTACACAAGGACTATGGTGTAAAAAACATTTATGAGTTTTACAAACAAAAAGGATTTGAATCAGGTGGAAGATTATTGTTGAGGCGACCGAGATATGTATATTCATGTACAAACTTACAATATGGAGCAGGAGGAGTGGTAATAGACACTAATGAATGGAAATACTTATCATTTCCTGTCAAAACATTGTATTCCAATATTAATTATAAAAGATTATTCAACAATTTTAAAATGTACAATGTATTTGAAGCTACTGACGGGACAATTGTGACGCTCTATTATGTCAAGTGTCAAGAAGATTCATCTAATGATGAGTCAAAGACATCAGTTGACCAGAAGATATCAGGTCACTGGGTTTTATCAACAAACAATTCATATGACATGAACAACATTAAAAGATGTGGAATTAACTTTAAAGATGCGTTTTATGAATCAGTTAGTAAATCAAAACAATCATTGGATGACTTAGATACCAACAAATGTTAC